TTGCAACATTAGCTTGTTTTCCTAGTGATGCAGATGACACATCTACGGCAACAGTAGGACAAGCAACTAGTTCTGCTGCAAGAGCCATGTATTTTAAAGTAACCAGCACCGCAACTTTATCTGCTACAAGAACTTTGACGATAGCACCAAACACAATATCCAGGGTCATGTTCATAGAGAACGCTACCACCGGATCTCAATCTATAAATATATCTCAAGGCAGTGGCGCTAACATCACCATTGCGTCAGGTACTGCTAAAGTGGTTTATCTTGATGGCGCAGGTAGTGGAGCCGCTGTCGTTGATGCACTTACTTTGGTTGATACTTTCGTAAAACCAAGCACTAATGTTTCTTTCACTAGAATTAACGTAACCGCTGCAGGTGAAATTAGATTAGAAGATAGCAGTGGAGGAGAGTACGTTTCTCTCAAAGCACCGTCTACAGTAGCAAGTAATGTTAGTTTTACCTTACCAGCCGCTGACGGAAGCAGTGGCCAAGTAATGAAAACAGACGGCTCTGGTAATCTTGGATTTATTAGCATCAATACGCCAGGAGCCGCAGCAAGTTTCACTCAAGTAGATATTACAGCAGAAGGTGACCTTAGACTGCAGGATGCTAGCGGTGGACAGTATGTTGCTTTAGAAGCGCCTGCTACCATTTCGTCTAGCTATACATTAGAAATGCCAGCGGCTGATGGATCTAACGGTCAAGCTTTAGTTACTAATGGATCAGGTGTTTTATCTTTTAGCTCTGCTGCTGGAGCTTACGATGGATTTTCTGTCATAACATCAAATACATCTTTGGCAGCAAGAGGACAGTATGTCTCTAACAGTAGTAGCACATTAACTCACACTCTACCTTCAGGATCTGCTGGTGATACAATTATTATATCTAATGCTGGTTCAGCTACAGTGACTGTGGGCAGAAACAGTCAAAATATAGACTCTTTAGCAGAAGACGGAACGCTTGGCGCAGGATCTTCAGCGCAGTTAGTTTATGTAGATTCAACCATTGGATGGCACTCACTATAGGAAACGATTATGCCTGTTTTAGGAACACAAGTTATAAAATCAATACAACGTGGTTTTACGACAGCCACAGTCGCTGTAACCATAAATTCTGTAGATCCGACAAAGTCTTTTACAACGTCTAGTTTTGCAAACGCTGGATACAGAGGACAACTTAATACGTCTGACGCTGGGGCTTATGGCATGATGGGCAAATCCGCTTGGGCGCAGTTATATGATGCAACTACAGTTGCTGTAGGACAAGGTTCAGGTAATGCAATACAAAGTATTACGCAAGCGAATGCTGTCGTTTACTGGGAGGTAGTAGAATATGTCTAATCAAATTTATGCTCATTTAAACTCAGACAATATATGTGAGGGAATCACTGAATATTTAACCCCTTTAGATAGTCCTCCCTCTCATTACAAAGAGCTAGATACTAATGACCCTACCTTGATAGGCAAAAAATGGAACGGCTCATCATGGGAAGAAGTTAGCTAATGGACGAGCTTGAAGCTCACGAAAGAGAGTGTGCGGTGAGATACAAGAACATCGAGGAACGCCTTGACCGTGGGACAGAACGTATGAACCGTATAGAGATGAGTGTCTATGCGTTATATCCTTTTCTGGTGGGACTTCTCATAGCCAGCAAATTCTTGGGGTAGCCCCTCATGTTCGCTGAACTCGCAGCGATTACTTCAGCAATATCTGCGATTAACCAAACCATAGCCACCTTCAAGGAAGGCAAAGCTAATGCTCAAGATGCTGCTGCGCTCTTAGGTAAGTTCGGGTCTACTGCTCAACGGCTAGATGATTGGGAAAGAAAGAAGAAACTTAAACGCCCTCTAACCCCTAAAGAAGCGATGGATCTTTCTATTAAACGTAGAGAGATCAAGACTGTCGAAACCAAAATCAAAGACCACCTTATGATGATGGGGATGTCAGATGTTTGGAAAGATGCAGAGCGTATTCGTAAACAGTCAGAAAGAGATCACCTTCAGTATCTAAAAGACATCCACAAAAAACGTAAAGAACGACAACAAAGAATGAAGGATCGTTTTACTGTTCTGTTTATTATTTGTTCTTTAGGGTTTATAGGTTGGTCAGGTTGGTACATATACGAAGCAATACAAGAGGCTAGATTAGATTCTGCCAAGCAAAGGCTTGAGCAAGCTAAAGAACGACAACGTAATCTTAGGAAGTGTGGTCGATACAAATGTTGATGGCATTCTTGTTAGTGGTGGTGGTAGAAGGCGAAACTGTGTCTGACAACCGGATGGTGTTTAAAAGCGTTTATCGATGCCAAGAATTTGCCAGTGCAATAGAACAAGGCAAGTGGAGTCCGAATGATCGTCCGTATTACAGACAACAAAATGTGACCAGTTATTGCATCCCAAGGATGGTAAGTAAAAATACGCCTTTATTTGAGTGAGAATATGTGATGAAATTTTACTTGACGCAGGCCTTATTCAGCCTACCCTACCTCGCGGTCAGGTGCGTCAAAGACCGCATAAATGAATAACAAGGAGATGATATGAGCGCAATACTTAGTTCCCTCGTTGGCCCTGTTACCGGGTTGCTTGATAAGTTTATCGAAGATAAAGACCAAAAGAACGCCCTCGCCCACGAGATTGCAACCATGTCAGAACGGCATGCACAAGAACTTGCAAAGGGTCAGTTAGAAGTAAACAAGGTTGAAGCTGCAAGCAAGAGTATGTTCGTTGCCGGGTGGCGCCCGGCCGTGGGATGGACCTGCTGCGTTGCCTTACTCTCAAATTACATCCTCATCCCTATGGCTAACTTTGGTTTGTTGTTAGCTGAGATGGGGGTAGAGGTTCCCAGTCTTGATATGTCAGCCATGATGCCTGTGTTGCTGGGTATGCTTGGACTTGGCGCTATGAGAACTGTAGAAAAAACGCAGAAAGTAAGTAGAGAAAAATGAATAAAGAGCTAGAGCCTGGATCGGAGTACAATAAATACGATACAGATGGCGATGGTGTGGTGACAGATGCAGAGCTTGCTACCACAGAGAGGTTACAGGCGCTTGAGATTGCTAACGAAAAAGCTGATGCACAGAAGAACATGTGTTGGTTTGCTTTGTTTGGCATGCTTTTATACCCCTCTGGTATTGTGATCACATCCTTTTTGAAACTAGACCAAGCAGCCTCTATACTAGGGGACATAGCGTCCGTGTATTTTATATCTGTATCAGGTTTGATTGCAGCTTTCTTTGGCTTTCAGAGTTTTAGAAAATAATGGAAATAGCAATAGTATTTATAATTGGTTACTTAATCGGTAAGTACGCATGACGGTAGATGTAACAGTCCTTTATGACGAAATAGCCAGTGACGAAGGAAAGGTGCTTCATCCTTATCTTTGTACGGAAGGTCACGCTACCATAGGAATCGGCCATAAAATCTTACACACTGATCCAGAAGCTAGTCTGCCTGTTAAGAATGCTTATGACGGTGCGCCAGAAGAGGAGTGCATCACAGAACATCGATGCTATGAGTTGTTTCAAGAAGATGTGCAACTTGCCATTGATGGCTGTCGTAGGATATATGACAATTGGGAGGAGCTACCTCAAGAAGCCCAACATGTGCTTGTGAACATGTGTTTTCAAATGGGAACTACCGGGCTCAGTAAGTTCAAGCATATGAACCAAGCAATCGAAGATCAAGCTTGGGGGCAGGTTGCGCTAGAAATGCATGACAGCAGGTGGAGCCGACAGACTCCAGAAAGAAGTAAAAGATTAAGGTTGCGAATGCTTGCATTAGCGGACAGAGATGATTAGGAAATATTATGCCACTACAACCTTTTCAGTTTAGACCGGGCATCAACAAAGAAAGCACCAGTTATACCGCTGAAGGCGGTTGGTTTGACGGTAACCTAGTTAGATTTAGAAAAGGGTATGCTGAGAAGATAGGCGGTTGGCAGAAGTTTGTCTTAGCCTCTTACGAAGGGACTGGCAGAAAGTTACATAACTGGGTGAATCTGTCAGGATCAAAGCTATTAGGGCTTGGCACTCGATTCAAGCTATACATTCAAGAAGGCGCAAGCTATAACGATGTGACCCCCATACGTCTGACCACTGCAGCAGGCGATGTCACTTTCTCTGCAACCAACGGATCGTCCACCATTACAGTAAATGAAACCGGACATGGTGCATTTGAAAATGACTTTGTTACCTTTTCAGGTGCAGCAAGTTTGGGCGGTCTGATTATTGCTAATGTGCTGAATCAAGAATACCAAATATTATCGGTAGTAAACACTAACAGTTACACCATCACGGCCAAAGATACTTCTGGTAGCACGGTGACCGCTAACTCAAGTGACACTGGTAATGGCGGTGGGTCTACAGTAGGCGCATATCAAATCAATACTGGATTAGATGTCTTTGTTGCAGGTACAGGCTGGGGTATCGACTCATGGGGCTCTGGAGCATGGGGATCAACCTCTGCTATCTCTGAAGGCAACCAATTAAGATTGTGGTCAATGGG